AAGGGTATTGGTGGACCGTGTAGAATGTTCTTCTATGAAGAGGCAGGAATTGCTCCAACACTTGATCAGACCTTCGAGTTCATTAGACCTGCACTTAACGCAGGAGAGATTACTACAGGACTATTCATTGCTGCAGGTTCTGTTGGTAAACTAAAAGATTGTGAACCACTTAAAGAACTTACATACAATCCAGTAGTAAATGGTATTGAACCTGTTATAAGTAACTTAATAGATGAAACGGGTATTCTTGGTGAAAGTGGTTTGTTTATTCCAGAACAATGGGGTATGCCACCACATATAGATAAATGGGGTAACTCTGATCCTGTAGCAGCGTTAGCATCATTAGACATTACCTTTGCAAAGTGGAAGAGAGAACTGAAACCTGAGCTATATCAATTAAGGATCTCTCAGCATCCAAGAAATATTAAAGAAGGATTTGCTCATAGAGACATATCTAAGTTTCCTCAGAACCTTGTAACAGATCAGACAAGAAGGATTAAAGAACACGATTATCCATTTGAACTTATAGATTTGAAAGAAGATTTAGAGGGTGTCTTGGTTGTAAAAAAAGCAACGCACTTGCCTATAACAGATTTTCCTGTAAGTCCAAAACTCGAGGATAAAACAGGAGCTATCGTAGTATGGGAAAGACCAGATGAGAAACCAGCTTGGGGAACTTACTACGGATCGATTGATCCAGTTAGTGAAGGTAAAACTATCACATCTGAATCATTATGTTCTATTTACATTTATAAAAATCCTATTGAAGTAACTAGAATTACTGAAAATGGTGTAGAAAATATAGTTGAAGGTGACAAGATTGTAGCAGCTTGGTGTGGTAGATTTAACGATATAAATGAAACACATCTAAAGCTAAGATTACTTATTGAATGGTATAATGCCTGGACACTTATTGAGAATAACATTTCAATCTTCATTCAGTATATGATTGCTGAAAGAAAGCAAAAATATTTAGTGCCTAAGAACCAGGTAGTCTTTCTAAAAGAACTATCAGCTAACCAGTCAGTATTTCAGGATTATGGTTGGCGAAATGTAGGAACTATATTTAAAACTCACTTACTGAATTACTTAGTAGAATGGGTATCTGAAGTTATAGACACGGAAACAAACGAAGCTGGTGACATTATCAAGAAAGTTTATGGCATAAGTAGAATACCTGATCAAATGGCTATGGAAGAAATGGTAGCCTATAGAGATGGTGTTAACGTGGATAGATTAGTGAGTTTAGCTTCGTTGGTAGCCTTTGCAAAAATACAACAAGCAAACCGTGGATATATGAAGCGAGTTGAAAATGAGACAGGAAAAGACTTGGAAATGTCACCAAATTTGCATAAATTAAAGAGTAGCCCATTTCGTAATATTGGCAAAAATACGTTACCTAGTAACAGCAAATATCGAAAAAGAGGATCCGGATTTAAACATATGAAATGAAAATATTAAACGCATTACAACTAAAGAAAGGAGCCAGGGCTGAGGACAGTCGCTTTCAAAGCACTACTCAACCACTTCAGTTTCTTCCATATAAAGAAAAAGATGAAGACTGGGCTGCCTGGAATTTAGACTGGTTAGAATGGCAAGGTTTAAAACAGCTAAACATCAACGCTAGACGTTTGATGAAGAATTACAAATTAGCTGAAGGTATCATAGATAAGAGTGATTATATTGTTGAGCAGGACAACGAACTGCGAGATATGGTAGACATTCTAGCTGATGATGAACCAGGAGCATTAGAATTAAAGTTCTATCCAATCATACCAAATGTAATTAATGTATTGACAGCTGAGTTTGCTAAACGTAACACTCGAGTTAGTTTCAGAGCTGTAGATGAACATACCTTCAATGAAGTATTAGAAAAAAAGCGTGAGAGCATAGAAGATGTTTTAGTGAAGAAAGCTGAACAAAAGCTTGTTGCTAAGATGATTGAGGCAGGTGCAGATCCTGATGATCCAGAAATACAACAACAACTAGCACAAGAAACATCAATAGAAAATTTAAAAACGCTTCCTGAGTTAGAAGAGTTCTTCTCTAAAAACTACGAAGTCTTAGTAGAGAAATGGGCATCTAAACAACTGCTTGTGGATGAAGAGAGATTTCATATGGATGAGCTTGAGGAAAGAGCATTTAAAGATATGTTGATTGCTGATAGAGAATTCTGGCATTACAATATGTATGAGGATGACTATGACTTAGAGCTTTGGAATCCAGTACTTACTTTCTACCACAAATCTCCAGAATGCAGATACATCTCCCAGGGGAACTCTGTTGGGAAAATTGAGATGATGACCACCTCAGACGTGATCGATAAGTTTGGATGGAAGATGACTGAAGAGCAATTAGCTTCTTTACAGTATCATTTTCCAATTAGATCTGCTGTGTATCCAATGGGCGGTTATCAGAACGATGGTACTTTCTATGACGCAACTCGAAGTCACGCTTGGAATGTAGAAGGGCCATCTTTAGCGATGCGTCAATATACTTCAATGCGTGATAACTTCACAAGCAACAATGGTGACATCGTAGAATGGGTTCTAGGTGAGTCTGAAGATTATCAAGAGCAAGGAACACAAGATATGCTTCGAGTAACTCAAGCTTATTGGAAGTCACAACGTATGCTTGGACATCTTATTAAGATCGATGAGAGTGGTAAAGTAACTACTGATATCATAGATGAAACATATAAAGTAACTGATAAACCAATATACAATAATCAGTTAATAAAAAATAAAGATAGATCTACTTTAATTTTTGGTGAACATATTGAATGGATATGGATTAATCAAACATGGGGTGGTATAAAGATTGGACCTAATCAACCTACCTTTCAAGGTGCTAACAATAATAGTGGAGTTAATCCAATATACTTAGGAATTAATCAGAATAATATTAAGCCAATTAAATTTCAGTTTAAAGGTGATACCACATTATACGGATGTAAACTTCCAGTAGAAGGTAGAGTATTCTCTGATCGTAATACTAAGTCTACATCATTAGTAGACTTAATGAAGCCTTTCCAAATTGGTTATAACTTAACTAACAATCAGATTGCTGACATCCTGGTAGATGAACTAGGAACTGTAATACTATTAGATCAAAACGCATTACCACAACATTCTCTTGGAGAAGACTGGGGTAAAGGAAATTACGCCCGTGCATACACGGCAATGAAAGACTTTTCTATCTTACCGGTAGACACCAGTATTGCTAATACAGAAAATGCATTAAACTTCCAACACTTCCAGAAACTTGACTTAGCTCAGACTGAAAGGTTGATGAGTAGGGTTCAGTTGGCTAACCACTTTAAGCAAGAAGCTTTTGCTGTAGTTGGTGTTACTCCGCAGAGGATGGGACAACAGATTGGACAAACTAATACAGCTACGGGGATAGAACAAGCGGTTGCAGGATCTTATGCACAGACAGAGATGTACTTTGTACAACACTCAGATCATTTAATGCCAAGGGTTCATCAGATGCGAACTGATTTAGCTCAGTTTTATCAGGCAACTAAACCATCCGTAAGACTCCAACATATGACTTCTGCAGATGAGAGAGTTTACTTTGAGTTAAATGGTACTGATCTTATGTCAAGAGAAATTAACGTTTTCTGTACGACTAAAGCAGCTCACAGGGATATTTTAGAGAAATTGAAAAGCATGTCTATGCAAAACAATACAACGGGTGCGTCTATCTATGATTTAGGTAAGATGATGCAAGCAGATTCGTTAGGTACATTGAATGTAGCATTGAAAGCATCAGAAGAAAAGCAAACTGTTCAACGTCAAGAAGATATGCAACATCAAGAGAAGCTTAAACAAATGGATGTAGACAAGGTACTTGAAGAAAAGAAAATGGCTCTTGATCACGAAACACGTGAAGCTGAGAAAGATAGACGTAAAGATTTGCTTGTAGCAGAAATTCGTGCATCTGGTTTTGGAGCTATGCAAGATTTAGATGAAAACAATCGTAGTGACTTCCGTGATGCAATGGATGAGATGAAGCAGACTTCTGAATACAATGATGCTGTAAATCTTAATCAAACTAAAGAAAACAATAGAGTTTCTGAGAATAACCAAAAGGCTGGACTTAAGCGTGAGGAAATGCAATTGAAAAGAGATTTAAAGAACCAGGATGTAGAAATTGCTAGAGAGAATAAGAATCAGTTTGACAAACCTAAAACTACCGATTCAAAGAAAAAGAAATAACTATAGCTATATAATAGTAAAATTATTTATATGACATAACCCTACAGTAAACATTTAATATTTATATTCAATATATTTGTGTATATTATTAATAACTCAAACATTTAAAACCAACCAACAATGAGTGAAGAAATTGAAGAAATTAAAGCAGATACAATTGTAGAAGACGTAAGCGCTGAAGAGCTGGCAGAACTACTGAGTATTGATGGTGGCAGCATAATGCTACCGAATGAAGAAAAAAAACCGACTGTGTTTAGCAATATGGATCCTAACACATCGTTCCTTGACAATCCTCCAACAGAGGATATTGATGATAATCCACCTGCAGATCCACCTGCAGATCCGGCTGCTGTTCTAGCTCCTCCTAGTGATGAGTCTGAAGAAGAAGCAGAACTAGAAGCTGAAAAGAATAAAGGTGGAAGACCTACTGCTATGATTGCAGCTGTGAAGAAGTTAATCGAAAAGAAAATCTTATTCCCTTTTGAAGATGATAAGAAAATTGAAGATTACACTTCAGCAGACCTTGAAGAAATGATTGAAGCTAACTTTAATCAAAAAGAATCTAGCTTACAACAACAGTTGCCAGCACAATTCTTTCAGAATATGCCACCAGAAATGCAACAAGCTTACAAGTATATTGCTGATGGTGGTACTGATTTAAAGAGCTTATTCCAAGCAATGGGACAATCTCAAGAAATTAGAGAACTGAATATCGATAGTGAAGCAGGACAGGCATATGCGGTAAGAGCTTACTTACAAGCTACTAATTATGGAAACGCAGAGGAGATCGAAGATGAGATCTTAAGTTTACAAGATCGTGGTGACCTTGAGAAGAAAGCTAACCAGTTTAAACCTAAGCTAGATGCAATGCAACAGCAAATGGTAAATCAAAGACTGGCTACGCAAGAAGCACAAAACAACCAACGTCAAGCACAGTCAGCAGCGTATATGGATAACGTATACAATGTGCTTAAAGAAGGACAGGTTAACGGAATACCATTAAATGAAAGAACCCAAAATATGTTATATCAAGGGTTGGTTCAACCTAATTATCCTTCAATTAGTGGTAAACAAACGAATTTATTAGGACACTTGTTGGAGAAATACCAATGGGTAGAACCTAACCACTCTTTAGTAGCGGAAGCATTATACCTATTATCAGATCCTGAAGGGTATAGAGCAGACGTTAAGAAAGTAGGTGGAGAAGAAGCAGTAGATAAAGTAGTTAGAAAGCTCAAGACTGAGCAAAATAATTTATCAAACTCTAGTGCACCAGCTGAGCAACCTGATACAACCGTTCCAAAAAGAGCGACTGTAAGAAGACCTCAGAAAAACTTTTTTAGAAGAGATTAAAATAAATAACAATTAATAATTAAAAACCCAAAACAATGAGTACTCCAAGTTTTAATAACGGATTATTTTTGAGAGACACAAATTACAAAGCGTCTTCTCATGTTGATTCGTATCACTTATCTAATATGTTAAGAGATGCAGAGCCTACTGATATGGGACCAGTTGATATTTGGGCTATGTCCCAAAAGGTAGAGATGCCTTTATATCAAATGTCTTCATTCGGTGGAAAAAATGTTATTGAAGTAGATAACATCCGTGGTGAATGGAAATGGCAAACTCCGGTTAGTCAAGATCTTCCTTACATTATTGAGGATATCGAACCAATGAACATTACTAAAGGTCAAGATGGTACGCCATTCAAGATCAAGTTGAATACACGTGAATTCGGTCACGGTGATATCATTACTTATGACAAGTACAACGGTGTTGAGCTTTTTATCATACCAGAGGAAGATATTTTACCATTAGGTGATGGTTGCATTTACACTGTGCAAATAGTGAACAATGACAACTACAAGTATTTAGATAATGCTTTCTTAGCTAACGGAACTAAGTTCTTTAGAAAAGGTTCTGCAAGAGGTGAATATGGAGAACGTTTCTCTGACATTCAAACTAAGTCAGGATTCAGAGAATTCTATAACTATGTTGGAGGAGCTGATGCTCACGTACATTATTCTGTTTCATCTAAAGCTGATTTGGCTATCAGAGGTGGTATGAATGCAGATGGTACAATCCCGGTTACTGAAATCTGGAGAAACTTTGACAAGAACATGGATCCATCTGTTTCTTCTATTGAAGATATGGTAGGTGTAATGGGACAATCATATGTGAAGAAAGCTATGGCTAATGGTTCTTTATCAAGAACTTTCTTAACAGCTATGGAGTCTGCACACCTTACTAAGATTGCTACGGATATCGAGACTTACCTTATGTGGGGACACGGTGGTAGAGTTAGACAAGATGGTCCGGATGATGCAAGATTATCTGTTGGTCTTTGGAAACAACTTGACAACTCGTTCAAAAGAGTTTATAACAAATCTAGTTTCTCTCTTGAGTTATTTAGAGCTGAGTTATATAACTTCTACAACGGTAGAGTTGAGTTTACTGGACCAGATCCACAACGTCAGATTATCGTACAAACTGGAATGGGTGGTATGAGAATGGTTAACGAATCTATTAAGCGTGAAGCTAGTGGTTCAGGTCTTGTTATTGAAGCTGCAGAAATTGGAGCTATCACTAAAAAAGGAATGAACTTAGGATTCGGATTTGCATACACTAGTTATGTGATACCGTTCTTAGCTAACGTTCAGTTCGTGATCAATCCAGCGTTTGACAATGTTCATACTAATGACATTGAAAATCCAATTATAGATGGTCACCCATTAAGTTCTTATTCTTTCATCATCTTTGATGTAACGGATAACACTAATGACAACATTTACTTGTTGAAATTAAAATGGGATAACCAACTTAAATGGTGGTATCAAAACGGAACTATGGATTATATGGGAAGAAGCCAAGGCTTCCAATCATCTGGAAATTTCAACGGATATAGAGTTTACATGTCACAATGTATGCCTGCTATCTGGGTGAAAGATCCAACCAAGGTTCTTAAAATAGTAATGAGAAACCCTATCACAGGAGGATCATTCTAATATGAAAATCAGGGGAACAGCAATGTTCCCCTTTCATATATAAAGCCGGGTAATATGCACTCAGAGGGGATCGCAACTCCTACCCGGCTCAATAACACTTTAAACCAACAATTAAAATTATGAATGAAACGCCAGAAGCACAATTTAAAGATGGACCTACTGCACTAGTAACAGGAGCTCCACAAGCAGATATCTTACAAGTTGAGATACCAGCATCATTATCAAAACCAATTGAGAAAAAAGGTAAAGGACAACCTAACGTAGCAGATATCTTTAAAGGTATGGGTAACATTACCATTAGACCTTTTGTAGATAGTACTAGAGAAAATATGGGACTTGAAAACTATGGTTATGTAGTTTATCCAGGAACTAGTCAAGAAGAACAAATAGCTGCTATTGAAAAGAATGGTGTAGTGCGTTTTGTAACTGGTCTTGATGAATTTGCTCCAGAGATTCAAAATCTTCCTGAAGAACAGAGAGATGCTGTTATTATGAATATCAGATACGTAGTGTCTGAGTTAGAGAAACAACTAGCTACTAATGTAATCAATGTAGACGATCCTAATTTTTGGGATAAGGTAACTCTTCTAAAACCCAACAACCATAAATTCTGGGAGAAGCTAACGATTAAGTGTAGTAACGAACCGGTGTTTTTAGATCCAAAGAAAGAAGCTTATGACTTACTTAAGCTAATGGCTATTGAGGCAGGTGGATTTGATCTAGTAGCAAAAAGCTATGAGGATGCTCAGACTAGAGCTAAGCCACCGAAATGGTATTTAGATAAGGAAGTAGACACAGTATCTACACGTACTGAGTATAAGAAATTACGTAACAAAGCTACAAGTATCCTTGATGGATTATTTGGTAAGAACCATAAGAAGCTATTGTATATGGCTAAAGTAATTGATGGTAATAGCACACAGTATAAAAATTCTACACCTCACGATATTGTCTATGATAATTTAGATGAGTATATCCAAGGTACAGGAGTTGAAGGAAATAAAACTCGAGCAGCAGAAAACTTTATCAAAACATCTGAGTTAGATATGGAAACATTGAAACTTAAATCTCTTGTGAAGGATGCTAGTTTCTATAAATTTATTGTAACTAAGCCTGATGGAATGATCTATCACGCTAAGAAGCATGCAGTGATGGGTAGAAACGTAAGTGACGTTGTTGAGCATCTTAGAAATCCTCTTAATGAAGATGTGCTTGCAGATCTAATGGGAGAGGTAGAAAAATATTGGAATCAATAAACTTTAAACTATGAACACAATACCTAAAAAGAATAACTTTCCGAGTGTGGTTAGAAATCCTACTCCAGCGAATAGAAGTATGAATAAGAACGTAACTGTTTCTAAGAGTCCTTCTAATCCTAATAAGCATTTGAATAAACCAGTTAGAGTTAATCCATCTAAATAATAGAGATGTTAAACGGTACTATAATTCTTAAAGTCAAACAACGACTTAATAAGCTAGACAGCCAGGACTACGATAATATCGAAGCCTGGCAAGTTGTCGAAGCTTTTAATAAGGGACAGGTAGCGTGGTGTCGTAGACAACTGCATGGTATGAATACTAAGCAGGAAGGGGATGAGCAATCCAAAAGAAGGATTGATGATCTTCAGCAAATACTAACACCACTACCTATTACCTTAGTTAAGAAGAAAAAGTACTTTACAACTACTACAGGTTTACCTGCTGATTACTTTGAATGGAAACGAGTATCAGCTGATGCTAAAGATGAGTGTTGTCCTGATGGTAGAGCTATGGTAGTTACTCTTGTTGAGGAAGCTAATATTGACGAACTTCTTAGAGATAAGAATAAGCAACCAAGCTTTTACTGGGCAGAAACTTTCTGTACACTAGAGAATGGTCAATTAAAGATTTGGACTAACGATGAGTTTGAAGTAGAAGATGTAATTTTACATTACTATAGACAGCCTCGTAGAATAGAGATTGCGGGTATTACTGATGCTTATACTTTAACTACTTCTGTTGTAAATGTAGAGTCTGAATTTAAGGATGACATCATTGAGTTATTTGTTGATGAGGCTGCTAAAATCTTGGCTGGCGATATTGAATCGTTCAATCAAGCGCAGACAGCGACTCAACAGGTGGAAACTAATAACTAAAAAAATTGCAACATAAGTTGCATACTACTGATTAATTCAGTATATTATTATATAAATTGTTTGTGAAATTAAAAATGTAAAAAATTATGAGTTATTTTAACCACGCATTTCAAAAATGCTTTTTAGGTACCGGTGTTACAAGAAACAACGGTAATGTAGGTGCAGAAACACCTGCTAATCCTTGGTCAACTGATGGATTTATCACTACTAGTGGATCTCCAACATTAGCATTAGCTAGTACAGGACCAGGATATTTTGGATTTTATGGTAAAGACACTTACACGTTAGTAGCGGAAGGTGACTTAACACCAGGTGAATGTTGTCCTTTAGTCTTAGCTGGAGCTTCATTGAAAGCTAATGATAAGCAAGGTAAATTCCACGGTGGATACCAAGAGTCTAATAAATCAAAATATATTAACCCTAAGTTAGTTAGAAACTACTACAGAGTTGATCAATGTATTCCTCAACAAAATATCATGCATATTGGTAATACCAATTATACTGGTACTTCAATTGATGGTGTTTCTTCATTGGACAACTTAAGTTTAGTAGGTGGAACTGGCTACATTGATCCGGGTGCAATTGGTATTGCAACAACTGGTGGTACAGGAACAGGTTTACTTGTAGACTATGTAACTGATGGTGCTGGTGTTATTACTTCTATTACAATTAACCAACCAGGTAGTGGGTACACTATTGGTGATGTAATCACTGTAACAGGTGGTGGTGCAGATGCTACTATTGAAGTATTAGCTGTTGATGGTGCTGTTGTAGTTGATGCTAACTGTGCGATTCCTTTCTACTGTGATGAGTCTTATTACTTAAGATTAGA